GAACTCCTGTAAATGCGTCTTGATTCCATTTAAACTTTAAAGCTAAATAAGAAATACCAGATAATTTATGATTAGCACCCCAACTATCTAATTCAGATAACAAACTTGATGAAGCTTGACCATCTGTTCCAAAATGAGGCTCTACCGTAATTAAACTTTCATCATCCCTATAATAATTTTCATCAGAACTATCAACTTCAACTTGTGTATTATCTGCAAAAGCACCATCAAAAGTAACTACTCTATCATCAATTCTTATTTCACTAATTCCATTTATTTCCCCCTCACTCATTACTAAAGCAACGTATAAGTAATTATTATCCTCTCCCGAAGATTCTATAAAAACTCTCGTTCCACCAAGTAATCTTGTTCCATACACAACTGGAATATTAGCGTCATTAGATTGTTTATTAATTAAAATACCTTTTTCAAAATCATCAAATTCTGATGTACCGAAATCTGGTAGATCTGGTGTTTTAGGTCGAAACACCCAAGCCAAAGCAACTGTTGCAATTATTTTTACAACAGGATTCATATTAGAAAAGAAACTTGTAACAGAACTTATAAATCCACCGAAACCACCGAAGCCCATTATTCCCTACCCCATCTTACATCTAAAACTGTTTGGGAAGCAAAATCCATTCCTACATCTGTACTAAAAAATCTTTGTTGTGATGTATTGTTTGTTTTTCTTCCATTTTTTTTTTCAAAATCAGCCCAATGTGAAACTACTGTTAAATTAACAACACTATCTTTATCACTTTCATTAACTGCAAAATTTTCTATGTTGCCTTGATATAATAAAAAAGGATCAGCGATTAAAGAATTGTTGGTATCTAATAAACCTCTAAAAATAGTAACTTCATCATTTGTAATATTTTCATTAAGAACAGTTGATATAAAAGTTTGGTCAGCACCAGATAATGAAATAGTTAAACTTGATTTCGTAACGTCTATTTCTTCTGAAAAATCTGAAACACCAATAACAAAATCTGATGGATTATAAGTAACTGAACTACCTGAAACTGAAGATGTTAATGAAAAAGAACAGTCAGTAAAATTAACAGGAGTACTGAACCCAATAGTGAGAAGATGAACGGGTCTAATATCATTTGTCGCTAGAGCCGTCTTTATTGCTGAAGTTAAGTTTCTCGTCATATTTCTCGTAAGTTGTTCGTTCTATTTTCTCAGTTCCTTTTATCATAACAAAACTAAAACTTCCATCAGGAATAGTATTTTGTTTTAGATCATTCTTTGTTTGGTCTAACTGAGATTCATCAATAACTTTTTCTGCTATGAAGTCAGCACTGACCCAATGTTTCACTAAATATTTTGTCATCTATAACGCTTCTTCAACGTCCATTTCGAATTGATACAATAAATTTCCATCTTTGTCATTACCAACTACGCCAAATTCTTGTATATCGTTAGTAAGATATACGGTAAATGGAACATTATCGAATTGAATATCTGAATTAGTTATCGCTGTTGTTAAAGGTGGCTCTATAGTTAAATTTCCTGTTGAAATATCTGATTGATCTGCAACGACCATATAAACTTTATCATGCGAAGCAAATTTAATAAAATCTCCAGCTTTTAATGTTCCTGTTCCTGTTCCAGCAAGTGTAATTGAAGTAGCACCAGCACTAGCTGTTCCATTTGGTGTACCAGAAGCTGTTCCTCTAGCGTCTTCTATTTCTGGTGGAACGATTGTAAAATTTTCTTTACCAGAACGTTGCTTAACAATAAACGCCATAAGTTCTCCATAAACATCAGATCGTTTAGCGGCAATTATTTCAACAGTAAAAGACCAACGTTGATTATCTATTTGTCTTGAAAGTTTTTTACCAGAAACAGATTTAGAAATAATTGTACTTTGGATTGATTTAATTCCTAAAGTTCTAAATTGAGCAGTTGATATTGGAAAAGCACCAGCCATTATATTAAACTTTCTCTACCACGTTCATTGACAGCGTTATTAATTAATTGTGTTATAGTTCCTCTTGATCTAACTAGCAAGTCTTCAAAACCAGAAGCGTCTAAAGTATTTATGTTAAAATTAACTGTAGTTTGTCCACCACCTGTTCCTCTAGCACTTTGAGTTATTTGACCAGATTGATTAGGAATGAATAATTCTGCACCACGCTCTCCAACTACTATTGGTTTTCCTTTTGATACTGCACCACCATTAGCAAAACCATCAAAAAATGATAAAGCTGTACTTACTAAAGAACTTCCCATTGAAGAACTACCACCAGAACTGTATGCCGCCTGTTTTCTTTTTTCTTCTGTGATTAATTGTTCGATTGCTAATTGCCCACTTAATTGTGTTAATTTGTAATTATTTAAACTAACTAAAATTTTTTCTCTAACTATTTGTTCTATTAAAGTAGAAAGAATATTAACTAAAATATTTCTGGCTAAATTTGCCAATACATCTTGTAAGCTTTCTCCGAAAACTATTGATCTTGCTAAACCTTGTGACATTTGAGTTATGCCAGAATTAATACCCTCAGCAATAGTCATCTCAACATTATTTAATTTACTATTTAATTTATTTAATTCACCCTCGTTAAGTTCTCTAAATTTCGCAATAGCTTTATCTGTTGCACTTGGTATTTCAACAGAAAGTTCATGTTCAAATGCATGTATTGGAACTAAAATAGATTCTTGAATTTCATGTAGTTTCATACCAGCATGTATTGCGCCATCATAAGGATTTGTGATAGACATTCTGTAGATTGCTTTTTGGATTTCATCTACACTTATATAAGTTCTTCCTAATATTAATGCCATTGCTTGAAATACTCTTGGGTCTAAACTTTCTATACTGAAACTTAGATTATCAATCGCATCTGAAATTTTAACTATTACATTAGCGGTTTTGTTTGCAAAGCCTGTTGTTTCGTTAAATTTTTTAGTTAAGTTAGTAAAACTATTTACTATTCTTGTTGTGGCTTGTCCTAGCGTTGGTGCTAATTTTGAATAAGCTTCATTAATATTTTCTGTTTCAACTAATAATGCTTTAGCAATAACTTCAGAAGTAATTTTACCCTCTGATCCTAATTTCTTTAGTTCTCCTCTAGTAACACCTAATTGTTTTGCAAATATATCAAGTAACGGTGGAATGTTTTCAGAGATACTTCTAAATTCATCCCCTTGTAATCTTCCTGAGGCAAAAGCCTGTGATAACTGTAGAATACCAGAACTTGCCTGTATAGAGCCTACACCCGCTATACCAATAACTTTGTTAACGTTTTCTGTAATCTGTAATAAATCTTCACTTGCTAAACCTAAACTTTGAGATTGTAATGCAAGTTTTTGATAAAGTTCAACTGTTTCTGCTAAACCCCCTCTAGTTCTTCTAGAGATTTGAAATAGTTCATCATAAACTTTATTAAGTTGTTCAGTAGAAGTTGTTACAAGTTTTAATCTATTTTCTAATTGTTGAACTGTATTTGAAAGTGTAAAAAATTGTTTGATGATAACAGATGACCCAATAGCAATTAAAGCATTCTTTAAATTAAAAACAGAAACTTTGCTTTTATTTAAATTTTTGTTGAGATTGTTTAAAGCCTTTTGGGATTTATCTCGTGCTATTATGTCTATCTTAATATCTGCCATTATTTTTTAAACCTTTTTGCTTCAGCTAATGATTTACTTGTTTTATATTGTTCTTGCTCTTTTTTCAAGTAGGCTAACCATAAATTATAATGGCTAACAGGCATATCAAGAACTTGTTGAATTGTAAGATGTAATCGTTCTGCTATAACTAACAGCGACCTAACATCAGGGTCGCTATCTACTTTTTTTCTGCATCCTCGTAATTAGTATCTGCAAGTATTTGATTAGCAATAGTTGAGATTACATTTGAATCTGCTTTTTTTCTTAACGCAAATTTATCTTCTGGGCTAAAGGCTTTAATCATATCGCCTTTTTCATTTTTAATTTGAAGTTTCATTATAAGAAGATCAACAAGAACAGTTAAGTCTTGAAAGTTGCTTGATTTCTTAAAAATGATATTTTTTTCTTCAAGTGTTAAAGGCTCAGAATAAAAGACACTAGGATTACCATTCTCGTCTTTCCACTCCTCAACTTCAATAGTGATAGTTTTAAGAGTTTCAAAATGAGATTTAACTCTATCAATAACTGACATAAATTAGATTATACAGTTCCTACAGTTAAAGCACAAGTTCCTTGAAATGTTACAGTTCTTGAAACAATAGCATCCATTGAGTTGTTAATACTCATACCAGTAATAATACCAGTACCAGTATAACTTGCGTCTCCAGTTGCATTACCTTCTGGTAATAAAACAAATGCAATAGATGAACCAGCAGTTAAACTT